CAAGCGATACGCCGTTCCCAACAGAAAGATAGGATTAGAGTACTTCAAGAAATCCAACAGTCGCAAGCCACAATTGCCAAATACTCCGAGGAACGTGCGCCTCTATCTACAGAGCTTAAAAAGATTGAAGCGGATATCGGGCCAATCAAATACATTGCAGCCTTGGCGTATGATTCAGAGGCTGATGGTGACATTATCGACAAAGCGGTAAGACTTGTCATTCTATTGATTATTGTAGTCTTTGATCCGTTGGCAATTCTGTTGTTGATTGCATACAACATGTCTATGAAAGAAAAAGAACATGTTGAAGACTTCTTTAAACGTGATAGACAAACTGCCAAAAAATTGGATGAAGATGTCAAAGTTGAACCTCAACCAGAACCGGTTGATCCGTATGCATACTTGAAACAACCATTCAAACACTTTGAGAATTTGAAACCGATGGTTGCACCAGTTGTTAAACCAAAAGAAGAAACGGTGGAGATTAAAAAAGACAATATGATTGTCATTGATGATGTAACTGGTGAAACAATACCACCAATTACACATGAGAAGGTAACAATTGAAACTCACAACACACAAAATTCTATTATGTACGAAGAACACCATGTTCCCGTGAAAACACTTGAACCTAAGTATGATTATGAAGAACCTTATTCGTTTAAAGAAAAAGAAGTTCGTGATGCTGGTAAATTTTAAAGGATGATAAAATGAGTATATTAGATAAAATTAAAAAGAATAGTAGTATCAAAGATTCTGCTATCTTGTCAAAATCAAAATTCTTCAATGAGAAGGATATGATTCCAACCGCAGTGCCAATTATTAATGTGGCACTTTCTGGTAAATTAGACGGCGGCCTAACACCAGGTCTTACAATGTGGGCAGGTCCATCCAAACACTTTAAGACAGCATTCAGTTTATTGATGGCCAAATCTTACTTGGACAAATATCAAGATTCAGCACTTCTATTCTACGATTCAGAGTTTGGTACTCCGCAGTCTTATTTTGATTCCTTTGGTATTGACACTAACAGGGTACTCCATACTCCTCTTACAGATATTGAACAACTCAAATTCGACATAATGGCACAGTTGACACAATTGGAACGTGGTGATAAATTGATTATCGTCATTGATTCAATTGGTAACTTGGCATCCAAAAAAGAAGTTGAAGATGCGTTGGCTGAGAAATCTGTAGCAGATATGAGTCGTGCAAAACAAGTTAAGAGTTTGTTCCGTATGGTAACACCACATTTGTCTTTGAAAGACATTCCGATGATTGTTGTTAACCACACATACAAAGAAATTGGTATGTTCCCTAAAGATATTGTTGGTGGTGGTACTGGTTCTTATTACTCAGCCGATAACATTTTTATCATTGGTCGCCAACAAGAAAAAGACGGTACAGAAGTTACCGGTTATAACTTCATTATCAACGTAGAGAAAAGTAGATATGTCAAAGAAAAATCTAAGATACCTGTTAGCGTATCTTTTGACGGTGGTATTAGCACTTGGTCTGGTTTACTTGACCTTGCTCTTGAGTCCAAACATGTGGTTAAACCAAAGAATGGTTGGTATCAACGTGTCGATTCCGATGGTGTGATTGAGGAAAAGAATTACCGTGAGAAGGACACCGACACCAAAGACTTCTGGATGCCTATTCTGAAACAGAAATCATTCCGTGATTTCATTGAGAACAAATACCGTGTGGCTGCAGGAGAAATTATGACAAGCAACATTGATGAAACATTTGATGTTGAAACTATGAATGGTGCATAATGGTCGAAGGAATACATTACTGTTACATCTATCCAAAGGATGATACAACAGCAGTCAACATCAAATTTTTGGAAGGTCCTTACAAAGATACCATATTCAAATATGGTAAGGTTAAATTTAAGGAAGAAAATGAACAGGTCTATTTACTTTTTGCTTATGATGTGTTAGAATCACCAGTTAAGAAGCCAGCTAAGCTGGAAAAAGATAGTGACTTTAAAAATTACATTGGTGACTTATTGGTGGAAATAATGTCATCTAATATGGAACAGGAAGTAGTAGATGAAACTGGAACAAACAATTCTAAAGAATTTAATTTATAATGAAGAATTCTTACGTAAGGTACTTCCGTTCATCAAGGAAGAATATTTTACAGATAGGACCGATAGAGCAATCTTCAATGAGATTTCCAAGTTCACAGAGGCTTACAATTCTACACCAACGATTGAAGCAATTGAACTGGCCATCAAAGAAAAGAGAAATCTCTCAGATGATGAAGTGGAGAAGTGCGAATCTTGTTTACAAGAGATTGTTAAGACTAAACACGAAGAATCCAAAATTGACTGGTTGGTTGATAAAACCGAAGAATTTTGCCAAGAGAAGGCCATATACAATGCTGTATTGGGGTCTATTTCAATCCTCGATGGGAAAGATAAAACCCAAGATAAAGGGTCCATACCGAAGTTACTTTCCGATGCTTTAGCAATTTCATTCGATAGTTCAGTTGGCCATGATTACATGGAAGATTCTGATGCTCGATACGAATTTTATCACCGTACAGAAGAACGTATTCCTTTTGACCTAGAATTCTTTAACAAGATTACTAAAGGTGGTTTGCCTAATAAAACACTTAACATTGCTCTTGCTGGTACTGGTGTTGGTAAATCACTGTTTATGTGTCACGTTGGCGCAGGCTGTATGGTACAAGGCAAGAATGTTCTTTATATCACCATGGAGATGAGTGAAGAAAAGATTGCTGAACGTATTGATGCAAATCTTTTAAACGTTACAGTAGACGACCTTGTAAATTTACCGAAAGATTTGTATGATAAAAAGATTGAAAGACTCCGTGAAAAAACTGTTGGAAAACTTATCATTAAAGAATATCCAACAGCGTCTGCAAGCAGCACACACTTTCGTACCTTACTCAACGAACTCAATCTTAAAAAGTCTTTTGTTCCTGATATTATTTTTATTGATTATCTTAACATATGTTGTTCAGCAAGAATCAAAGCCGGAGCGAATGTCAACTCTTACACCTATGTCAAAGCAATCGCTGAGGAGTTGCGAGGTCTTGCCGTTGAGTTCGGAGTACCTATTGTTTCTGCGACACAAACAACTAGAGGCGGATTTACTTCTTCCGACCCCGGACTCGAAGACACAAGTGAGTCTTTTGGTTTGCCCGCTACAGCAGACTTGATGTTTGCTTTGATTTCTTCCGAAGAACTAGAAGAAATGGGACAGATTATGGTCAAACAGTTGAAGAATCGTTATAATGATCCAACTTATTTCAAACGATTCACATTGGGTATTGACAGAGCAAAGATGCGTTTATATGATGTTGACCAATCTGGCCAAGATGGTATCACCGATTCTGGCCAAGATAAACCACTTAATACATTCAGCAACAGAGAAAAACCACAGAAAAAATCATTTGATGGATTTAAAGTATGAAATTAGAATTTGAAGATGCAGTTCATTGTGCCAAAGTGTTTGAAGATTACTTTGGTAACTTTGACCGTATTGATGAATACATGCGTGACCAGAAGTTGAATTCGCTGGCAGAACTTCCATCCAATCCTTTGTTTCCCATTGAAGATGAATTGTTTCAGAACTTTACAATGGATCCAAAAGATATGAATTTCGAGGTTGTAGAGATTGATAATGAAACATGGACCAATCTGTTGAACATTACATCATCACACGTTAATATTCCACCTGTTGGCCGTAATGTCAAATTGGCTGTACGTGAAACGAATACAGGAAAGTACGTAGGATTCATCCGTCTTGGTTCACCAGTAATCAACTGTAAACCACGTAATGATATGTTAGGACAAGTGTTTACACAACAACCTGAATGGGGTAAACGATTCAATAACTCCGCAATGATGGGTTTTGTTATTGTACCTGCACAACCATTTGGTTACAATTACCTTGGTGGTAAACTTCTAGCTGCAATCTGCACTTCACACGAAGTACGTGAGATTGTAAATGCGAAGTATGGAATGAATCTATGCCTCTTTGAGACAACCTCTTTGTATGGTAGTTCAAAGACTGTATCACAATATGATGGTATGAAACCATATATTCGTTACAAAGGCCTGACTGATTCCGATTTCTTACCAATGATGCACGGTAAACCATATTCCGACTTACGTGACTTTGTGCAAGACAAAGTTGGTCCTTTGGTAGAAGAAGATGCTTCTAGTAAGAAACTAAAAATCTCAATGAAGATTATATCACTAACTAAGGCTGCACTTAAAGGTACACCTGAAGGGGATACATTCATAGCAACGATCGAAAAGGCCAAAGGGTTGACAGAACAGAAGCGATATTACATTAGTGATTATGGTTTCAGTAACATGATTGACTATGTGAACTGTAAGACGGACGTGCTTATTCCTGGTGAAAACTATGAAAAACACAGTCTGGTAAACTTGATTGAATGGTGGAGAAAAAAGGCTTGCAATCGGTATGAAACCTTGTATAATGATAACCGGTTAAAAACCGAACTGGAGATTTGGACTTCTGGAAAGGAGATTCAAATCATAAGATAAATACTTTCTTTGAAGGTGTTAAATGGCTTATACTTTTTTCCCAAAGACTGCAACTGAAATCAAGCAAACTCTAAAGGGTGACAAAGGAAAGATAGATGATATAATCAATATCTTTGCTTACTTGAAATCAAAATTTAAATCGGTTGAATCTCCCATCAATATTGATCCAGCAGCAATTGCAAAAATTAATGTCACAAGAGATTTACAAACTGATATAGACCTCGCAAAAATAAAGCGAGAAGCAAAAGTAACCAAAGTCACAATGAAATTTGGTTCTGGATCATCTGGCGGCCGAGGTGTACAGAACAAAGGTAATGCATATGAAGGACAACTTGCAACTGCTTTGAGACAATGGTGGGATGGTGAAAAAATAACCGATGTGAAATTGAAAGATGCAGTTGATGATATTGTTAAATTACACAAATTAGAAAAATGTAAAAGTGTGGAAGTCAAAGAGGTTGGTGAGTTAAACAACAAACGACCTTTTATTTTTACACCACAAGTTTTAATCTCATCAAAAATTCCTGTACACGATAACAATCTGGGGCCCGTTGTTACCGACATTACATTAATTTGCGATAAAAAGGAAATTTACTTGAGTTTAAAAACTGGCGGCACAGTAACTTTTTTCAATTCAGGCATTCGTACCGTTCTTTCACCAGCAGAAATCAAGTCTGGTAAAATTACAAACAAAGATGGATTGAAGATACTTAATATGTTCAATATCAATGATGCATTGTTTTGTGATATCTACAATGGTAAACTCAAAAAAGGTTATGTTGAAGATGTTTGGAAAACAATGTCATCTAAACAGAAGAATGAATTGAAAAACTTTTTGATTTCTGGTGTTGGCCATGGATACACAATTGTTCATAAACTCACGGGTAAAACCGAAGTGTATGAAATTGACAAAGACTATATGACCTCAGCTGCAACACCAAATTCATGTAACGTGTATTATGGTGGTAAATCAGGTACAGGTAAGCGTATTGACATGGAGATAGAAACCGGTCATTACATTCTTAAACTAAACATACGTGATACACAAGGTGGTGATGGTTATCCTACCCGTATGATGTGTGATTACTCTTACAAATAATGGCACTAACAGACTTCGATAAAATTCTAAAGAGTTATGAGGACACCGAAAATGATTTCGGTTTCTCAGCTATTTCGGAACAGGAATATAATTCTACAATTAAAGAAAGTGTACAGACCGTTGAGAATTACAAAGTAAATTTGGATGAAACGGAAAGACGTTTGGTTGAAGTTGAGAAGATGATTATCCCTTTCCTAAAGAAACTACATAGTACAGGAGATAAAGAATATATCTACTGGCCTAATCGCAAACCAGCAATTGAAAAACAGATTGAGGCAATTCTAAAACTGACTAGAGGATGATAAATTATGAAGCCGTTAGTGACTGTGATTACACCTACAACGGGTGCTCCGTATCTACGCCAAGCGATAGACTCGGTTAAAAACCAAACTTATGATAATATACAACACCTCGTTGTTGTAGATGGCCAACCAAAAGGTCGTGTGATAGCAAGAGAGTATCCACACATCGACCTAATAGACCTCCCATACCCAACAGGACTTGACCGGTTCAACGGACACCGAATATATGGTGCATCTGTATATCTTGCAAAAGGTGACTTGGTTTGTTTCTTGGATGAAGATAACTACTACGATACCACACACATTGAATCGTTGGTGAAAGTTATTGAAAAAGGCAACGATTGGGCTTTCTCTTTGCGTAAAATTGTAGACAAAGAAAGTAATTACGTTTGCCTGGACGATTGTGAATCATTGGGTAAATGGGAATCTTGCATTGGTGATTACTTTGTTGATGTTGGTTGTTTCTTTCTACCAAAGATGATTGCAATTCAAACAAGTGCAATTTGGTATCGTAAGGCAAGAGAACCTGGAGTACCAGAGGTTGATAGAATGTTGACTCATGTATTGAGAAACAACAATTTAAAATATGACACTAACGGCGACTACACCTTAAATTACCGCACAGGTAACACACAGTTATCGGTGCAATCTGAATTCTTCTTACAAGGAAATAAGAAGATGCTTGAAAAATATAATGGAGATTTACCATGGAACAAAAAGACCTGATTATAGGGGCATTTAAAAACTATAACTACGAACAAGTCAAACCTTGGATCGAATCTATTAATGAATGTGGATTCAAAGGTGACAAAGTGCTGATTGCAATTGATGCATCAGAAGAAACAATATTAAAAATAACTAAAGCAGGTTTTACAGCCATAGCAGCAAAGTCTATGTCTGGTGCAATGTTTCATATGGAACGTTTCATTCACATCTATGACTACTTGAAGAAACATAATGGTGAGTATCGTTATGTTGTCAGTACCGATGTACGTGATGTAATTTTTCAACTTGATCCGATGGAATACTTGTCACATGTACTAACAAATAATTCTGGTTATGATTTGATTGGTGTATCTGAATGTATACTAATTAAAAATGAACATTGGAATCGTGACAACATTTTAAAATGTTTTGGTACATATTTCTATGAAGAAATTAAAGATTTCGAAGTATTAAACGTTGGTACATTGGCTGGTAAAGCACACATCATTTCTGACCTATGTGGTATGTTGTATCAATTGTCTTTGAATAGAGCGGATTGGGTTGCAGACCAAGCTGCATATAATATACTGATGGGTTGGTTCCCATATATTGATTTGACATATATCAGTGGTTTAAATGATGGTTTTTGTTGCAACCTACATGTGACAAACAAACCAATTGAAAAAGACCACTTTGCTCCATTCATTACAGAAAAACATCCAATATTTGAAGATGGTTTAATGAAAACTGGTGATGGTCAACCTTATTATATTGTTCACCAATATGACCGAGATCCAGAATTGAAGAAATTTTATCATGATAAGTATAAGGTTGAAGAATTAATTACTTTTAGGACAACATAATGATTACTATTGTTACTGCTTTTTATGACATTGGTCGTGGAGAATGGACACCAGATAAAGGTCTACCACACTATCTACAAAGAACCACCGATACATACATTGAACGTTTCTCACACATGGCTCAAATGGAAAACGAAATGGTTGTATTTTCCACACCAGACATTATTGAGAAACTAAAACCTTTGCGTGGTGATAGACCAACAAAATTTGTTTCGTTTGATATTTTTAGTAAGTATGCAGACTTGATTAAAGATGTACATAACATCCAAAGAACTGATGCATTTCAAAATCTAATTGTTCCAGAACAACGAGCAAATCCAGAGTATTGGAATGCACATTATGTGGTTGTTAACTTTCTCAAGTCTGTGTTTGTCAATCTGGCCATCAAACATAATATGGTCAGTAATGAACTGGTGTCTTGGTTAGATTTTGGTTACTGCCGCACAGCTGATAAAGTTCCTGCAAGTAAAAAGTGGTCTTATGACTTTGATGTAAACAAGATGCACCTATTCAACTACAAAGACTATGATAGCAAACCAATACATGAAATTATTGCAACAAATGATGTTTACATTCTTGGTGCAAAAATTGTTGGTGGTGTAACTGCATGGCCGAAATTTGAATCTGCAATGAAAGAGAACTTAATTGAATTAGGTACAAATGGTTTGATTGACGATGACCAAACACTTATGTTAATGTCAACAATTAAATATCCAGAATTGTTTGAACTACATAAGATTCCGGACCACCAACTCGGACTTGATCCGTTTGTTATTTTTAGTGACTTTAATAAAGAGGTATAATATGAGTGATGTAATTAAATTTAATACTGAAACACAAGCATTTGGTGTTCAAAGAGCTCCAACCAAGTGTTCTGGTTATGGACTTGGCGAATTAACCAAAGGTATGAAAAAAGGATTGGAGATTGGTTGTTCTGAGGCACACACCTCAAAGTTTCTTTTAGACACCAATCCAGAATTGACACTATATTCAATTGATCCGTATGTTGCATATACAGATTGGAACGGTAATGTATTGAATGACCGAGAAGAATTCTTTCAACGTGTGACTAAAGAGATGGCAGTTTACGGTGACAGATTCGTTTTGATTAGGGATTTTTCAGACAATGTTGTTGACAGGTTCAATGATGGAGAATTCGATTTCATCTTTATTGATGGTTTACATACTTACGAACAACTTACAAAAGATTGTCACAACTATTATCCAAAAGTTAAAAAAGGTGGTATATTCTCTGGCCATGACTATCAAACTATTCCTGGTGTCAATAAAGCCGTTTGTGAATTTGCACCAACCAAAACAGACAAGGTTCTGACAACTGAATGTGATGTTTGGTATTGGTACAAATGAAATCAATTTTTATAGTAACATCTTGTTTGATACCTGCAATTGGTGTCTTTAGTCCAGAAGAACGTCTGAAACAAACACTAGAAACTGTTGATTCTATTAGAAAAAAATCTCCAGATTCATTCATCGTACTTTCCGATGTATCAATACAATCATTGACAGACAAGTATTCAGAACTTGTTTCTAAGGTTGACTTATTCTTAAATTTGAATCAGGTTGATTTTTTATTACACTTTACCAAAAACGGAATGAAAAGCCAAGGTGAATGTGCAATGATGCATGTTGTATTAGACTATCTAAAACAGAATTCGGATTTATTAGAAGGTGTTGACCGTGTATTTAAAATAACTGGTCGCCTACAACTTGATGATGGTTTCGATATTAGTCAATATGATGGATTGAATGGTAAATATGTATTCAAAGAACGCATACCAACATGGATGAGTGAACCTGTTCACGGAGCAACTCATGTTTTTGATACTCGTTTGTGGTCAATGTGTACTTCTCTGGTAGATACACACCAGCTAGTGTTACAGGAAGTCTTTCCTTTATTAGGTCCTTTAGACTTGGAACACGCATATTACAGTATTATAGATAAAGAAAAAGTAGTAGAATTTGACCGAGTTCATTGCAAGGGTCAAGTGGCATCAACAGGTGAATGGAAATTCGACTGATTTTGAGTACTATATATCGAACCCAATATTTGACAGATTTATGAATCTGTGATATAATCCATTATAAATAACCCTACGGACAACCAAAGTGTGTTGTAATTCAATAGGTAGACAATGTTATCATTCAAAACTTTTTTAACAGAGCAAGAGGATCCTGAAGAAGGCGCCAGCCGTCAGATTAAACACCTGACCCATGTGGAAGACCGACCTCTACAAACTGGTGAAAAAGGTGCTGCACATGCTATCAAGTCATTATCAGCTGCAGCAGAACACATTAAGGCAGGCAATAAAACCTCCGAACTAACGACAAAATATGATGGTTCACCAGCACTTGTTTATGGCCATCATCCAAAGACAGGTAAATTCTTTGTTGCATCCAAGTCTGCTTTCAACAAAACACCAAAGATTAATTACACACCAAAAGACGTAGATATGAACCACGGTCATGCACCTGGTCTTGCTGCAAAATTAAAAGATGCATTAACACATTTACCTAAGATTGCACCAAAACAAGGTGTATATCAAGGTGACATGATGTTCGGTACCGACAAAGAAGATAAGAAAAGTGAAAAGGGTGGTGGAACATCCTTTCATCCTAATCCATCCGGTCTAACATATACTGCTCACGGAACACATGAAGGCTCAGTTAAGAAGGCGAAGATTGGTGTTGTAACACATCTATCA